TTCAAAGATTTTAAAGGAGATGCAAAACCAGTGATGGATGCCTATGACAAGTATGTAGCTGTTAAGAAGGGTGACAGTAAAAAGCAATCAAGTATTATGGAACGATGGAAACTTGATAGCAACGACGTGTTCCAAGTGGAAGATTGAGGTGACACTATGGTATATATGTTTGACAATATTATCAAAGGAGGCCCAACTAGTGGCAATTTTGGTCACGCCGGAGTTAAAGGTAAGAAGGGTGGCTCTGCACCAGGTGGTGGACATAGTAAAATAGGTGGTAGAGATAAGGTAAGCGAACATAGAGCATCAAAAACAACTGACAAATCTAAGATAACTAACAAAGTTCCCGACGTCAAATATAATAAACCTAAGGTCATGAGTAACCAGGAGCTATTCGAAGCTACAGCTGGAACCTCACCCTTTGGTTCTGCACAGCGATTGCGAGACCGTCAGCTAGAGAGAGTTGCTTCTATGACTGGTGCAGCTAAAAAACCACATATAGCTAGTGACGAGCAAGTTGTTGAGTATGCACAGGCTAACGGTCAGCCAGTCCTCTACAGAGGATATTCTACTCGAGAGGGAGCTGAGAGCTTTCGTAGCGGTGAGTACTATGGAGGTCTAGGAATATCTATGAATGGTACGTATACAACAACTGCGGAAGTGACGGCTCAACACTATGCTAGAAGGTATACCAGTGAGGACAAAGGTAAGGGAAGTGTTGGTAAGATGACATTACATAAAGACTCCAAAATCGTGGATACGGACTCGGAGGAGTTTTATCAGCTTAAGAAGGACTATGCACAGAATATTGGAACAAGCACGATGGGCTTGGGAACATATTTAACTGGCAAGGGTATTGATGCTGTATCAAGTAAGCCATCCTCTGAGAGCTCTGAGAAGTATTACATCATACTAAACAGAGGAGCTGTAATAGTTTCGAAGGAGGATTATTAGTATGACAAAAGAACAGATGAGTAGAGCATGTGCACAATTTAAGAATTCAGAGTACTACTACAAAGCAGATAGCGACACTAGGAACAGAATATTCGAGGATTCTCTGGATCTGACGGTTGAGGACTTTTACAGTAAGTATGTAGCTGTGCAGAAGGCCGCTAGTAGTAAGCAATCAAGTATCGTTGATAGATGGAAGCTTGATGATGCAGGGTTCAAAGTAGAGGATTGAGGTGATGCCGATGTTAAGGATGTTTAGTGACATTATTAAAGGTGGACCTGGTAGCGGAAACTTTGGACATGCTGGAGTGAAGGGAAAACGTGGTGGTAGTTCTCCTGGAGGTGGTAAGCACCGTGTTGGAACTAAGAGCAGATCTCAACACGTTGACCAACAACAAGTGATCAATGCACCTGGAGCTACTTATTCCGATAAGATGTCAAACTTTATTGCCAACGACTTAGGAGTAAGTCGACAAGAAGCAGATTCGTATCAGGAGGCTATTAGAGGCTTTGCTGGCAGTGAGTATCGGGAAATAAGGTCAGCATCTGTAGGACAGGATGCAAATGAGGACATAAAACGCAAAGCACAGAACATGGACAAGTTTATAAATAAGAGTCCTAAGTTTGAAGGTGAAGTACACAGAGGTGTAATAGTGTCCCCTGAAGAGGCAAACGCATTAAAAGCAGGTGCCACTATAAACATGAAGGGAATGAGCTCCTGGTCAAGCGATCAAGGCATAGCAGAGAGCTTCGCAAGTGGTGCGGGTAACAATAACCAAGCAGTTATATTTCACGTGAACAACAAATCAGGTGCAAGTATAGCACATTTAGCCGCTATGCCGTACCAAAAAGAGGTTGTAGCTCCTTCCACAGCGAAGTATGGTATACAACAAACGCAAAACAAGGGTAGTACGCTACATGTGTATTTAACAGAGAATTGATTGAGGAGGTGAGTAAGTGGCTAATAATTACAAAGAGTTAGGATCAACTGGGTTGACTAGGTTTGGTGGTATGATCTCAGAAGAGTGGTTGCATGAATTACGCGGAATACGTGGGGTAAAGATCTATCGCGAGATGAGAGACAACGAGTCAATCATAGGTGCATTCCTATTCGCTGTAGAGATGCTACTTAGACAGGTTGAGTGGCGTGTAGATCCACAAGGTGACACGGCACAAGATAAAGAAGCGGCTAAATTCATTGAGGATTGTTTGCAGGATATGAGTGGTACTTGGAGTGAAACCCTAAGTTCAATATTATCAATGCTTCCTTTTGGCTGGTCGGTTATGGAAGTTGTGTACAAGAAGCGAGCAGATGGTAGAATAGGCTGGCAAAAGTGGGCTCACAGAGCTCAAGAAACACTATACGAGTGGATTTATGATGAAAGTACCGAAAGTCTAGTAGCTATGCAACAGCTAGCACCACCTAAATATAAGATTACTGAGATACCAATGAGTAAATGCTTACACTTTAGACTGTGGACTACGAAGGATAATCCAGAAGGTAGATCAATACTTAGAAACTCTTACAGATCGTGGTACTTTAAGAAGCACATCGAAGAGATTGAAGGTATTGGTGTAGAACGCGACTTAGCTGGTCTTCCAATAATGTGGATTCCACCGGAGATCATTGCAGGAGAAACTGAAGAAGCACAACAGGCATTCATGCAGTACAAAAAGATGGTATCGAACATACGAAGAGATGAGCAAGAAGGAATCATTATGCCGTTAGCATTTGATGAGAATGGTAACAAGATGTATGATCTTCAGCTACTTTCAACTGGTTCCAAAAGACAGTTTGATACATCTCAGATTATCACTCGATACGAACAACGTATTGCTATGACAGTACTTGCAGACTTTTTGCTATTAGGACAAAGTAATGTTGGATCATTTGCCTTAGCGAGTAGTAAAACATCGTTATTCGCGACAGCATTAGGTGCAATATTGAGGGTTGTAAAAGAAGAACTCAATAATAATGCAATACCAAAGCTAATGGCCCTAAATGATTTCCAGATAGAGAAATATCCACTAATAACAAATGAGGACATCGAGACTCCAGATCTTGGAGAGCTTGGTGACTATATACAAAAGCTATCAGGTGCTGGATTTACACTATTTCCTGATATTGAGTTGGAGAATCACCTGCTAAAAGCCGCAAATCTTCCAACTAGGACAGAATCGGCTACACCAGTAGAAGCTCCAAAAGAAGCTCCAACTAAGCCAGAAGCTGAAGATGAGGAATTTAAGGAAACGATGACGAAATTGCTTAAGATGTTTGAGGAGGAGGGAGGAGATTAGTATGGGTTCTTCTCCAGAGTGGAAGCAACTACACGATGTTGCTGATAACCACGTTAATAAATACCAAAACCTCTTTCTTCGTGCTGTAGAGTTAACGAAGAAGTCAATTGACCTCGACAAGCTAGCTGAGGCAATACAAACTAAAAGCTATGATGAAGTAGAAAGAGCGTTTCCATGGCACGTATTCGAACAGGAATTATCAAAGTACATGGCACTTATGCTAGACACCGTTATAGAGGGTGGTAAGGTAGCGGCTGAGAACTTCAATCCAAGAAAGGTTCGAAAAGCTGACATAGGCCAAAACTTTAACATGCGAAATCCAGAAGCAATCAAGTACGCACAGGAAAGTAGTGCGGAGCTAGTGTCTGGAGTATCTAAAGAAACTAAGAAGGGCATTCGAGAAGCTATTGGATATGCATTCGAATACGGAGGACATCCGTACGAAGTAGCACGTCAAATAAGGGATGGTGTAGGACTCACTGAAAGACAGGCAAGAAGTGTTGTAAAGTATAGAAAGATGCTCACTGATGAAGGTCGATCTGCCGATAAGATTGATTCCATGACTAATACGTACTCTAAAAAGCTCCTAAAAGCAAGAGCTGAGAATATTGCTCGAACGGAGACAGTGAACTCCGCAAATGCAGGACAGTTAGCACACTGGAGAGATATGCGAAACACAGGTGTAATCAGCGATGAAGATACTATGAAAGAGTGGATTGTCACTCCAGATGATAGACTATGTGATATATGTGCTCCACTAGATGGTGAGCAGGTTCCTATCGATGATGCGTTTTCATGGGGAGGTAAGAGACCGGCACGACATCCAAGGTGTCGATGTGCAATGGGTCTTGTAGAGGTTTTCCCTGAAGACGAAGAAGAACAACAAATGACATACGAGGAACAGTTAGAAGAGTACAAGTCGCAAGTAGATACGGCTAGGAATGCTAAAGCCTTGGAAGATATTACAATGATGGCAACCGATGGAAGGCTTATGTATCAAGCTCCAAATCCGAAAGAGGTCCACTTTAAACACAGCAAAGAGATATCCAAACAACTAATAGAGCTAGACAGTGAGTACCCAATACAGCGTAGCTTACTGCTGACCAGATATATCACTGTAAACGGTAATCCAGCTCCAAACGCTTTTGGTCACACCAAGTACAATGAGAGAATTGGTATAGGATACATCGAACTTAACAAAAAATATGTAGATAACACCTTAAGCATGGACACATTTACAAAAAATTATAACGACACGGTAGAGGAAGGGTTCCATCCAGAAGGAACAACCGTGCTAAAAGGCACACTAGATCACGAGTATTGGCATCTGCTACAAGCGGCCGCTGAAGGCTCCGAAGCTTTTGAGATGAAGGATCTACAATTTAGTATAAAGAAATACCTCACTAAGCATTGGGTAGATGGTAATGGCGAGAAAATTGCAGACCTCGTGAGTGTGTACGCTACTGAGAGTTTAGACGGCTCAGAGTTCCTGGCAGAGGTATTTGCACAAATGAGAGCAACAGGACCTGATACAAATAACTACACAAAGGATATGCATAAGATGCTAGAAGACTTTTTCAAAGATAAGAGAGGAGAGAACCCTTATGACACCTAATAGACCAGATTTTATTGATAGCCCTTATTTCGTCATGGAGAAGGGCAATTGGCATTTAAAAGACGGTGCACCAAGGCACATAGTTGACGAATTCAGAGAGTTTATGGGCCTAAAAAACCCCACATTCGACCACACGACCGCCCCTGTAGTGAAACTTTTTCAAGAAGTATTGAAGGGTGGAGCTGGCAGTGGGAATTTCGACCACAAAGGAGTTAAAGGTCAACGTGGAGGGTCAGCACCTGATGGTGGGGGAGCACCGCCAAAGGCAAAAAAGAAAGGCGCAGGAGGACACGGTAGATGGCTAGAGGAGGAAGGCCAACGTGTTAGGTACATCGATAAGAGAACCGGTGGAGCACTCTCTACTGAGGAATGCTGGGAGATCAAGGACTCTGTGGAAGAGTATGTGACAGGTCAATATAGAGACGTGCGTGACGAGATGCGTAAGACGAATCCTGACGTTGGTAGTGTGGCTTATAAAGTTAATCACGACATGGAGAAATTTATACACAGTCAGGAGGACGGCTTTCCAAAGCCCATCGCTAGAGGTATGTCAATTAGTGAGGAGCAGTTAGCCAATATGAAGGAAGGATCAGTACTTGATATGCAAGGAGTATCAAGCTGGACCAGCGACAAATCTGTAGCGGAGCAATACGCTCGTGATACTAAGGGGCTAGATGAGGATGAGGGAATCAACAGTAAGGGTTGTGTAATACAACTCGATAAACCAGTAAATGCTGCTTCTTTAAAGGCACTCTCGGAGTTTCCCGAGGAGAATGAGGTAATACTTAGTGGAACCTCTAAATTAAAGATCACCAGTATGAAGACGAACGAGGAGGGACTCGTTATTATCAAAGTGCAGGAGCAACCTGGTAAGCTGTCCAGTCTAAAGCCTCCCACTAGACCTAAGTACACGGTACATGAGGGTCCAATACCTCAAGCTGAGCTGGCAAAAAGAGCCAAGTTCATTGACAAGCACAAGATGTGGTCCAAGGACCCTGCAAAAACGGATCTAGCGACTAAGATGAATGACGAACTCTTGAATATGGGATACGAGTGGGAGTACCGAGGAGGAAAAGGGGGCTATTACTACTATCCTCCTGGTATGAAGCCGAAGGATGATGTTGGCAAGTCGTTCACAGGTACTAAGGGCAAGCAACATAAGTTAATAGATAGGTGGGTCATCGATAAACTCAAGATCACAAAACCAATAGTAAAAATGTTGCGCGACCTAATAAGTGGAGGGGGATAACCATGCCATACAAAAGTAATGCGGACCTACCAGCCCCAGTTAAGAGTAGCTTACCTACAAGGGCTCAATCAACTTGGCGTAAGATTTTCAATAATGCCTTTGCTGAGTATAACGATGATGTAAGAGCAATAAGAACTGCTTGGTCGGGACTGGAGAATGCTGGCTGGGGTAAGAATGAGGAAGGTGAGTGGGTCGAAGTGAAGAAAAGTAGTGAACAGTTAGTCACCATAGAGAAGGTTGACACCGACAAACGTCAAGTATTTGGATGGGCAAATGTTTCGCATGACTGGGATTACGATACGGTGGCCAAATCACTACAGCTAGTGCAGGTTTGTGACCATCAAGGTGATATGCTAGAAGAAAATACGTTAGAAGATGCCGCTTATATGTTCGCTAAGCTGTACAGAGAAGGTGGAGAGATGCATATGAAGGGTGGTTCAGCTACCATGATTGAGTCTATGGTGTTTACTATAGAGAAGCAAAAGGCATTGGGTATTCCGGAAGGAGTAGTACCCGTTGGTTGGTGGATTGGCTTTGAAGTGACTGACGATAAGGCTTGGGAAGCCATAAAGTCGGGAGTGTACAAAGCTTTTTCAATAGAAGGTCGAGGTAGAAGGGAGAGGATTGAAGAATGAAGAGGAATAAGATAACCGATATGGAGGTGTACAAGGTGGATTTAGTCGACAGACCAGCAAATGCGCATTCTAAAATAGTAATAGCTAAACGCGATGAGGTGGATGCTGAGGACGAGCAAGTCTCAATACTCACTGATCTATTAGCTAAGGCAATGAAGAAAATGGGCATGACCGGTAAGAAGAAAAAAATGATGGATGACATCGAAATGATGGACGACGAAGATGAGATGGATGGTATGGAAGACGTAATGGATGACATGTGGGGTAAGAAGGGTAAGGAGAAGAAGAAAATGATGAAGAGTGATGAAGCACTAGCTCTTGATCTTTCTGTTGAGTCCATTTTAGAGTCTGACGAGATCAACAAAGCTGAGTTAATACGTACAACAGCGTCTCAATACGCTGAGTATGTTATAAACAAGTCTATTGGCGAGGAGCCAGAAGGGGGAGAAGAGGAAATGGATGAAATAATGAAGAGAGACTTTGAAGCAATTCAAAAGGCAAATGCAGATCTTTTAGCTGAAAAAGAAGCTCTCGAGAAGAGATTGAACGAACTAGCTGAGGTGGAGAGTCTCAAGTCCTTCCAAGAGGTGGCTAAGTCGCTCGATAAGCTAGGAGTAAACTCAGATGAATTTGGTCCTGTACTAAAGAGCATCTCTGACGCAGTACCAGAAGCATACGAGAAGGTTTTCAATGTGCTGAAGGCCGCTAATAATGCTGTAGATACTGATCTGTTCAAAGAAGTTGGAAGTTCACAAGTATCTAACGATGTAGGGAATTCGTACCAATTACTTGAGAAGAGGGCTGAAGCAGTGGCTACTGAAAAGAACATCACGAAGCAACAAGCATTTATAGAAGTAATGTCAACCGAGGAAGGCAAGAAGTTATATGATGAGTACCTAAAGGAGGGTAAGTAATTATGGCTTATGAATTACCAGGATTAAAGATCACACTAACTGCAGGAGCCGATCTAAGTTCCTACCAACACCACTTTGTAAAGATTACAGGAGCTAACACTGTAGGTCTTTGTACAGCAACAACAGACATTCCTGTAGGAGTACTACAGAATGCTCCTACATCGGGTGGAGCCGCTGAAATTATGGTTAGCGGTATAACAAAATTATCAAGTAATGCAGGAATCACAGCTGGAGCTCTTTTAGGAACTTCAACTGATGGTCAAGCTGTTACCGCAGATCCAGACGGTGCCGCTGAAGCATACTATGTAGGTCAAGCATTAGACACATCAACTGGAGCTGGTGGTCTAATCTCAGCATTGATCAACTGTGCAAGCCCAGTATTAACCGCAGGATCTTAATTGTAATTTAAAAAAAGAAGGAGTGAAATAACAATGTCACAACCAAATGCAAGCCAAGTGCACGTTAATGCACCGTTAACAAATGTATCAATAGCGTACATTCAATCAGCGAATGATTTTATCGCTGACAAGGTATTTCCTGTAGTTCCTGTATCAAAGCAAAGCGACATTTATTACACGTACACAAAGAATGACTGGTTCAGAGACGAAGCTACATTGAGGGGACCTGGAACAGAATCAGCTGGAGGTGGATACAATGTAGACAGTAGTGCTACTTACCACTGTGGAGTCTATGCTTTCCATAAGGATGTACCTGACCAAGTTAGAGCAAATGCTGATAGTGTCTTCGATGTAGACTCCGAAGCTACTAAGTTCGTATCTCAAAGACTTTTACTTAGAAGAGAAGTACAATTTGCTACTAAATACATGACCACTGGTGTGTGGGGTAAAGACTACACAGGTGTTGCGGCGGCTCCTGGAGCTAACCAATTCATCAAGTGGTCTGACTATGCAAACAGTGATCCTGTAGAAGACATGAAGATCGCTAGATTATACATCAAAAGTATCACAGGCTTTAGACCTAACACATTAGTTCTATCTGAGGAAGTGTTCGAAACTCTAAAGAGTCATCCCGACATAATTGACAGATACAAATACACCACATCCTCTGTTGTGACTGCTGATATGTTAGCTAGATTGTTCGAAGTTGACAGACTGTTCATCTCCGGTGCTGTAAAAGCAACTAACGTAGAAGGAGAAACAGGAGCTTATAGCTTTATTAACTCGAAGAATGCATTACTTTGCTACACCGCTTCAGCTCCATCACTAATGACTCCATCAGCTGGTTACACGTTTGCTTGGACAGGATTATCAAACTTAGGGTTCTCAACTGCTGTAAGTAAGTTCAGAATGGACCACCTAAAATCAGATAGAGTTGAAGGTGAAAGTGCTTTCGATTGCAAAGTTGTTGCGGCTGACCTTGGAGCATACTTCACTGCGGCTATTGAATAGTATGGATATCGTAATCAAGGCGTTCTCTGCAGGAACTGAGGTCTACAAACATGGCGATGTTGTAGACCTATCAGCCTGCAAACACTATGAGAAGCTAATAAAACTTCGCTTTATAAAACACGTAAATGAAGAGCTTAAACCTGATAAGAAATCGAGTAAGAAAGGAGTGAAGTAAGCAGATGAACAGAGTAACAAGAGGAAAAGGTCTAGTGGGCCACGTGCACACCAAGAAGTTAACAGCTATCGAATCAACAGTTCTAGCTGACGTAACTGCCGAAGACATAACAGCTGATAGTATAGCTACTGGAGTAGAAACCATTAGTGGTTCAACTACTTCAGCAGTTGGGAATGGCACTGACTTGTCAGTAGGTGGTATGAGTATTATCACATCGACTGACGGAGCTAAGTACTACGATCTTCCGGCACCAGCAGCTGGACTAGATAAGGTGATAGTGGCTTCCGCGGGCTCTACTGATAACACGATGGTAGTGTACACTGCTAGCGGTGTTACTTTCGATGGTACCAATAACACAGCCACATTTAATGCGGCTGACGATGCACTAGTGTTAAAAGCCAGAAGTGCAACGAGATGGCAAATCCTAGTAAATAATGGAAGTGTAGCATTATCAAGTTCCACTTAATAAAATAAACAAAAAAGAAAATAGAGACAGAGAACACGTGTGTTACGTGTTCTCCAACTCTTCTATGAGAGGAGTAATAGTGTATGAGTGATACTAAGAGGTTAGCGATAGTAGGTAGCGCACCAAACTGGAAGTTATGTCCTTTTGAGGACACAACCTTGGATATCTGGACAGTTAACGATATGTTCCTATCACTACCAAGGTACGATGCTGTATTTGAAATGCACAAGGACGAGGTCATAGAGGCTCACAAGCTACGAAGGCACAGCGACTCACGACTTACTTACTGGGAGGCGCTAGGAAATTTAAAAGTTCCAGTGGTTATGCAGAAGACTCACAACAACATACCTTACTCCGTAGAGTTTCCTCTGGAGAAGGCTATTAAACATATGGAAACAAAGTACTTTACAAACTCTATCAGCTACATGTTAGCTTTCGCATCGTTGTGTGGCTACAAGGAGATACACATATATGGGGTCAATATGGCTCACGCATCTGAGTATGGACATCAGAAGTCCAGTTGCGAGTATTTCGTAGGGTTTCTAAGAGGCAAGGGCATTAATATTATCATTCCAGAGCAGTCTGACCTACTGCGAACAACACATCTATACGGATACGAACTGTTTGATGTAGAGATGGCTAAAATTATGAGAACAAAGATTCACGAATTAAAGGCGAACATAAAGGCCTTGAAATCACACGAGCTTGAGGGCATGTGTAGATTAAGAGGTTATTCTACTATACAGAACTTTATCAAACTTCCTGAAGAGGAAAGAAACAATTGCTCAAACGACATAGCGGAGTTAATAAAAAATCAGGACAGACTACTAGCTCAGATCCAGAAGGATCTGGTTTCTTCTATCAGCATGTATCAGGCTTTAAGAGAGCTATATGCATACTACGATCAGGAGGGGGTATACGATGAAGACCTTGAACTATCAGGAGATTGAGGACTTGTACTTGCTATTTGGAAGACTACTAGACGTACCCATGGAGGTGCAGGTAGCCACCAATATAGCGACGAATCTTCAGTCTCTTCAGTCAGCAGTAGATAGCTTAAACGACAGGCGTTTAGATATATGCAAAAAATACGTACAAAAGATGCTCGACGGTACAGAGGTAGTCCTCGATGGAGAGTATGTGATCGACAACAGTAAAAAGGACCTATTCTACGTTGACGTGAAAGCATTACTTGAGGAAGAGGTCGAGATAGATTTATTATCAATAAGTTTTGACGATCTAAAGAACAATAACTTGAAGGTGACTCCACGAGAGTCATTTCTTCTACGTAAATTAATGAAGGAGGACTAAAGTATGGGTACAAAAAGCCTACCGAGACAGTCAGCACCGCAAGCAAATTTAGACAGCCTAGGATTTAGTGGTGGCAAGTATATTAATGACACAGATGCAGTGACCCCCGACGACGGCTATGTATTCTTTGCTGTATACGTTATTACAACTGCGGAAATTACACTAGTAGGCAACATCGATGGTATAACATCGGTTTCTGTTCCTGCAGGTCTCACAATTTACGGGAGGTTCACGAGCTGTACACTGGCCAGCGGTAGTGTAATAGCATATCACGCAGTTTAAGGGGGGTTAATTCATGCTAAAGTTAACACAGGCGTTAAGGATTATGAAGAATACTATTACGGCACCTTTCACAGCTTCATTTAATTTTTCAATTGACACGACACTTGGAACAGGTAACACATTCACTTTGCCTCTCATAATATCTGGAACCTATGACTTTGATGTAGACTGGGGAGACGGGTCATCTGATACAATAACTGTGTATAATGCCGCTGCTAGAACACACACATACGCATCAGGTGGTGTATACCACATTAAGATCACAGGACAGTGCTGGGGGTGGCAGTTTAACAACTCCTCCTCAGCCCGCAAAGTAACCAACATAGCTCAGTGGGGTAATAATTTTAGATTGATTGGTAGCAACACATCAATCACTAGTTTATTTCTAGGATGTCGCAACATGAAGATCTCGGCGACTAATAGGGAGACCAACACTTCTCTAGGTTTAGTGAATGCCACGAGTTTGTTTAAAGACAATTACGAGTTCGAAGGTCCATTGACAGCACTGAAGGGTGCTGGGCTTACGAATATGTCTAACATGCTTAACAACTGCTTCAAGTTCAACTCAAGCATAAAGTCACTAAACACGGCAGGAGTTCAGGACATGAGCCAGGCCTTTGACAACTGTAGAGAGTTCAACAAGCCAGTGGACACATTAGATACGAGCAGTGTTACAACCATGAACGGCATGCTAAGTGCTTGTCTTGAATTTAATCAGTCGCTGGTATTGTTGGACACAGCTCTTGTCACAAATATGGCAAACCTATTGACTAACTGCCCTATGTATAATCAGCCATTGAATGTAGGCGAAACTTGGTTGAACACCTCAAGTGTAACAACAATGCAGAACATGCTTCGAGGATGCATAAGTTTTAATCAGTCTGTTGCAGGACTAGATGTTTCCAATGTGGAAGATATGTCTTTTATGTTTGCCGATTGTGTCAGTTTTGATCAGCCACTATCCACATGGGATGTTTCCAAAGTCCAAACCTTCGAAGAAATGTTGTCAGGATGTCTCAAATTTAACAGTAGTATAGCAAACCTAAACACCTCATCAGCAATTACTATGGCAGGAATGTTTGCACAATGTGAACTATTTGATCAGCCGGTGAGCCACTTTAATACATCATCCGTAGAGTATTTTGACAGTATGTTTTATGGTTGCTCAAACTTCGATCAGGACGTGTCAATGTGGGACATAAGTTCCCTTGTAAGTGCGTATGAATTTCTCGAAGGATCATCATTCTCCACCCAGAACTATAATCTACTTCTGGTAGGATGGGAGGCCCAAGACACCTCTGATGTTCTGTTGTCGATGGGAAATGTTAAGTACTCGCGTGGTGCTCCTGAAGCGGCAAGGGACGCTATGATTAGTCGCGGATGGATTATCATGGATGGTGGAGCGGAGGCGACTCCGGAACAATACTTCACATTTGATAGTAACACTGGAGCAATAACCGACTATGATACAAACGGAGGCTTAAATGTTGTAATACCGAGTACTATAGATGGAGTTCCAGTAACCGCGATAGGTCCTTTCGCATTCTCTAATAAGGGTTTAGTATCCATAGAACTACCTGAAGGCATTACAACGATAGATACTTCTGGACTTGCTCTCAATCCTGGTATTACGTCCATTCAACTGCCCACTACACTAACCACACTTGGCATTAATGCCCTCGATAGCGCTAGCATACTAAGTATTAACTTAGCTCATGTAACCTCAATGTTGGAAGGGTGTCTTCGTTACACAAAGCTATCATATGTTGAAGTGCCAGAAGTGATCACAAGCCTGCGAAATGCCTTCTACTTTTGCCCACTAACCTATATATATCTAGGCGCTAATGTAGACATATCAGGTGATGAGTTTGGTATGGGTACCCACGATGCCGAGTATGCTTTCAAGACCGTGTATGATGGTAATGGTAAGCAGGCAGGTGGCTACCTGTGGATGGGAGGACCAACGTGGATTTTATTATAGAGGAGGAGTAGTGTATGAATATTGTGGCAGTCGATGGCATGAAGACTACTGGGGTAGTGAGAGGATATGTGTTAGTTCACGATGGCAGTAAGGTTATCGTTAACAGATTTCTAAATTATCACAACATCGCATGTGGTACTAAGTACGAAATGGAGTTGTTTAACTCGCAGGAGGAGCTAGATCTAAGAATACAAGAGTTAGGTCTTCAGTTGAGGAGGTGATGTGATTGAATAGAAAGACAACTGGTAACGGTTTATTTGGTAAGATAACGGCTAAGATAGCCAGCATAGGTCAAATACTTGCAGATTCCATCGAAGCAGTAGCAGGTGCCTTTAATGGAATAACAACAGATACACTAGAAGCTACTGGAATAACAACAGATACACTAGAAGCTACTGGAATAACAACAGATACTATCGGTGCAGACAGTGTATTGTTTAACACTTCTCCAGCTCTGCAGGGCGAGATTGGCGAATTATTTTGGGACGAACAAGATAAAACTCTCAGTTTGCAGTTAGATACTACTGTTAAGTTGCAGATAGGACAGGAGCAATTTATAAGAGCGGTGAACAAGAGTGGGAGTACGATTATCAATGGCTCAGTAGTGTATGTAAGTGGTGCACAGGGTAACAGACCGGTGATTAGTCTCGCTGACGCAAATAGCTATGGCAATAGTCAGAAGGTAATTGGTGTGGTCACTGCTGACATAACAAATAACCACGAGGGATATGTTACAATAAGTGGTCTAGTAAGAGACTTGAACACTAATAGCTATAACGAGGGTGATTGCCTATACCTAAGTGAGACCGCAGGACAGATGACTGCTACGAAGCCCTCTGATGGAGTAGCACGAGTATTAGTAGGTATGGTAGTGAAATCACATGTAACAGATGGTTGGGTATGTGTTAGAATACACGAAGATAAGTATATGTTTGGTGACGTCGATGGTGGGGATTACAGCTACTTTGAAGCAGACGGAACACTAGTTAACAAAGGTGATGCTATAACATATCGTGATGAGTATGTTGGTGGTGAGTACTTTGTACCGTTGGGTGCAACAGCACCTGACATGGTAACTCCAACTATTGGTGGAGTAGTGACACGAAAGTACGCATTTGATGGTGGGACCTTGAGCGAAACCTTAAGCAACACCTTCGAGATACCACATGATATGGACATAGCAGGAGTTAATGCCGGTAGTGAGAGCCTTGAGATTCATATACATATAGGACCTAGTACTAATAATACTGGCACCTGTCGATTTACTATTGATTGGTGTCTAATAAAAGCAAATGGTGCTCCTATAGCAGGAACTCAAGTAGTGCTCACCAAGGCTATCACTGCTAACCAGCAGTACTATAATTTATTAGTAGGAGATAATTTGGTAGTTCCAGTAGGTGGTTTTGATATTGGAGATCTCATTGAATTTACTCTTACCAGAACACCAACCAATGGAGCTGACACATACACAGACGATGTGATCTTCTACAAATGTGCTTTGCACATACCATGCGACACCAGCGGTAGTCGTCAACGATATGTCAAATAGGAGGTGGTAACATGGCATTTACATACGACATCTCAACTAACAGAGGAAAGGTAAGATTTTACGTTGGAGATACGAATAGCTCAGATTACGTTCTGGAAGATGCGGAGATAGACTTTCTACTGACAGAGAATAATGGGAGCGTTAGGGATGCGGCCATTGGAGCCGCTGAGGCAATTATAGCGGAATTAAGTAGGTGCCCCGATAGCAAGAGTGTAGGAAGTTTAAGTTTATCATTCTCCTCAAGAATAGCTAATTTAAAGGGTGTGATCGCTTCCTTACGAAGGCAGTCAAATAAGTTTTTAGTACCATATGTGGGAGGTTTAAGCAGATCCGGAAAAGAAGTGTACGATACTGATAGTGATCTAGTACAGCCAGCATTTAAAAGAGAATTTATGTCAGATATAGATCAGGAGGAGGATGAGTAGTATGGATTATTGTTTAAAGCAACTACTCAAGCAAACAGTTCAAATTGCTCCTTATGTATCACGCAACTTCAATAACGAATTTACATACGGCACTAACGTCTCAGTTGCCTCCAGAATTGAGAACGACACAAAAGTTATAAAGAACGTTGATGGTAGAGACGTTGTGAGTTCCTGTCAGATATATGTCGATGGTAGCACTATTGTGAATGTAAACTCGCGTGTTACTCTTCCAGATGGAGGTACTCCTAGGATTATCAATATCCAAGAGATGCCTGATGAGACTGGCAATATCTACTACAAGTGTATATTTACATAGGAGGTGATCTGCGTGGTCAACATTACAATAACAATTCGAGGAGTAAACACAATAACACAGAATATGGAAGTCAGCAGGAGAGCCCTGAAAGATGCTCTAGGAAGTGCTATGTATAGAGAGGCTGAGTACATAATGACTAAGGCAAAGCGTCGAGTACCAGTGGATACAGCGGCACTAAGAAACTCTGGATTCGTTGATGCACCAACAAACATCGGTAGTGGCAATACAATTGTATTTACAAGATTCGGATTCGGAGGTGTTGCGACCAAAGTAAACCCTTCTACAGGTGTACCCACAACCTCCTATGCATTATACGTACATGAGATAAACAGACCGCACAGAGTTGGAACCTACAAATTCCTAGAACATCCAGTGAATGAGGAGCAGGGTGGTTCTCTCGACAGAATATCAAGAAGAATAAAACGATACTTTAGATAGGAGGGAAATCACATGGCCTTTGATATATGTGCAGATTTAGCAACTTTGCTGACTTCAATTACATCAAATGTGTATGGTGACGAAATGCCAGAAACACCTGACAACTTGATTGTACTTTATCATTCAGCCGGTAGAGATCCCCAACATACAATGGGGACTCAAAAAGCTGTTTGGGAGAACCCTACTATTCAGATCATGGTTAGACACACTACGGCTTCGACAGCACTGACTTGGATTGAGAGTATAAAAAATGCATTGGATGGAGTAGTAAACAAAACAATCAACGGGCACTACTACATGGTAGTGCTACAGCAGGGAGATGTTTTACCACTAGGAAGAGATTCTAATGGTAGAATAATGTATTCTCTCAATTTCGCGTGTCAGGTTAGGAGGTGAGTAATATGGCATTTTTACACGGTAAATGTACAAAAGTTTATTTGAACGGTTACGATCTAACTGGTTATCTTTCGAAGATAGAGACGGGAGTAACAGTTGACACAGCTGATGTTACAACTTTCTGCAATACTGCGAAGAAGTATATACCTGGACCAGTAGATTCCACTTTAATGGCTGAAGGATTATACGACGGAGCAACAGGAGCAGTTGATGACATTATCAATACAGCCCTTGGAGCAGAGTACGGCCTGTGGTCATGGTACTTCGGGGGTGACACTGCTGGTAACATCGGTTATGGTGCTAAAACAATCAATAACGAGTACAACATAATGTCTACAATTGACGATGCAGTTAGAACTACAATTGGTGGTCAGGTCTCAGAAGGTAGAGAGCGATTGATATCATTACTAGCTCTAGGACAGAAAACCTCAACAGGCTCATCTACAGCTATCGACAACGGAGCTGACACTACCAATGGAGGTAGTGCGTATCTTCATGTAACAGATGTGACTGGCACTGTTAGTGTCAAAATCGAGCATTCGCAAGACGATATATCGTACAGTGATCTAGCTTCATTCACAGATGTGGACACAGACCACATAAGTGAGAGGGTAACCTTCACTGGTGATGTATATAGGTATACTAAGGTAACATACACCCTAGGTGGTGGCGAAACTATAACGATGCAAGTAGGATTGCATAGAAATTAAAAGGAGGAATAGAATATGGCTTTTGTACATGGTAAGAATGCGTATTTCAATATCGACTCAGTAGGTGGTTCTCCTACTGATATCAGTTCGTACACTACTTCAGTAGACTTTCCACGTAGTGTGGAGACAGCAGATGTCACGACATTTGGTAACAGTGCTAAGAAGTATATTACAGGACTATCCGATGCGACTATTTCCATTGAAGGTAAGTGGGACCCAACGGTGGACGCACTTCTCGATGGACTCGTAGGAGCAAATGAAGGAGATTTTATATACGGACCAGCTGGCTCGTCCTCAGGTAATGTCAAATATACAGGAAAGTGTATTCTTACCGAATATAACCCTCCTGCTGACGTTACTACCGAAGATACATTTACAGCTTCATTTCAAGTATCTGGCGCAATATCGAGGCAGACATTTTAGTAACATATAGATATAATAATTAGGAGGATAATGTGTATGAAAAACAAGATTATTAGCAGGGAAGGTCTGTTAAATGCATTTAAGAAGGACACCACAGTTGAGTATGCAATACCAGATAGTGATACTGTGGTTCTGTTAAGACACTGGTCAGCATTGGAGAGGGCATCAATATTGGATATTATGGAGAAGGAGTACAGTGTAGATGTCGAGGAGATGACTAAGTCTCCAGAAAGTGCTAGTAATATCAAAGTCACATATAAAGCACTATTCACATTCATGTTACATGTGGTAGCTCACTCACTATGCGATGCAGATGGAAATAGACTTGTAGAGGACATATATGAATTAGAATCATTACCGTCAGAAGTACTATCGAGCATTCACGAGAAAGCACTTGCTATGAATGGCGTAGGCGATGGGAGTGTAAAAGATGCTGTAAAAAACTCAGAAACCACCCAGAATTAAAGCTCTATATGTCCCTGTGTAGAGAACTGGGTGGTATGACTGTTTGTGAAATGCTAGATAGAATGTCGGCCTCAGAACTGGTGTATTGGACGGCATTCTATAAACTAGAGCAAGAAGAGATAGCACATGAAGAGCAGAAAAGTAAGTTAAAGAGAAGTGTCAGGAGGTGACATCTATATGCCAAGCTTAGGAACATTATCATTCGACTTTGCGGCCAATACTTCACGGGCCACTCGAGGAGTTCAGGAAGTAACCAATGATCTTAGAAGTCTGCAAAGCTCAGCAAATGGAGCTGGTAGTGGCTTTCGAAACCTCGCATCTGATGGACAGATGGCCATATTGACGATGGACAGTATGACTAATATGATTCGTAATGTCGGTCAGACGTTGATGGGATCAGTAACCAGACCTCTAATGAATTTTGGTAGACAGATGATTATGACAGCATCTGATATTGGGGAGTCGGTGAACAAAATTGACGTAGCGTTTGGTGAGTCCGCTAAGTCAGTGCACGAATTTACCAACACCACACTGAAAAGCTTTGGTATAGCTAAGCCTTCTGCCATGGATATGACAGCCCTTTTCGGTGATATGGCAACCGGAATGGGATTAACACAGCAGGAGGCCGCTAAAATGGCTATGTCGATGATAGGACTAGCTGGAGATATAGCATCGTTTAAGAATCTTGATATTCGTAGAGCGCAGACAGCACTCACAGGTGTATTTACTGGTGAAACGGAAGCCTTAAAAGGTATTGGTTATGTAATGACTGAGACTAACTTACAGAGCTTTTTAATGAGTAAGGGCATCAAGGCAAACACCGAAGACATGACACAGGCACAGAAGGTCATGGCACGATATGCATTTATCATGGACGCCGCCAAGAATGCTCAGGGAGACTTTGTAAGAACAAGTGAGAGTTTTGCTAATCAGCAAAGGATGATCGGAGAGTCTGTACGTGAGTTAGCTGGAGAGTTTGGTACTTTGCTACTTCCAGTCGCTACTAAGATAGTAAAACTTATGTCTAAGCTAGTCGACCAGTTCAGAGCTCTCAGTCCTGAAGCTAAGAAGACCGTTGTAGTGATAGGAGCGTTAGCGGCCAGCATAGGTCCGGTACTCCTAGGATTTTCAATGCTAGTGCAAGCTACCGTATTAATTAAAAGCTCGCTAGCTACAGCAAGGACTGCAATGATAGCATTCAGAGCCACAGCTCTAGGAACCTTCACTGTAGTGACTGCACAGATTTTACTACTGATCGGCTCAATATACGTACTAAAAAGAACGTGGAGCTCGTGGTTAGATATTGGAACGAGTATGGGTAAGCAAACATCTCAGATGGTAACACTATCAAAACTAAATAAAGAAATCGACGAGCTACGAAAAAAAGCGCCTAAGATGTATGATGCTCTTAGCGGTAGTACGAAGGGATTAACCCCTGCTCAAATGGGTGCAAAAGATCTACTTAAAAAGGGCAAATCTGTAGATTATAAACTGTGGGAAGATGAACTGGCTAGTCTCATAAAGAGGCGTGATGAGGTTCAAAAGCAACTTTCAGGCAGTACAGCCGATGTAGGCCAATCAGTAGAGAACTGGTGGGGAGATGTCAAAAATAAACTTGGTGAGGATCTAAAAAGTATAGTGGGTGAACTGGGTGGTGCTGGTGACGAAATAGCTAAGGTAGCCGACACAGCCAACGAGTTTAATCTTGACGATCTAATGAAGAGCCTCAAGGGATCTCTTGAAGGGTCAACAAAGGAAGCAAAGGATGGTTTGGGTGCGTTTGTTAACGCTGTTAAATCACAAGCACAGCAATTCAGAGATGCTCTAGGACTGTTTGACAAGGCCGTAACAGAGAAACTATCACCAACTACGTTAATGGCTAGGTTGAAGGGCCAATTAAATGTGTTAGCTGGCTGGAAGAAGTCACTTGATGACTTGAGATCGAGATTAGGTGGAGACTCGGCACTTTTTCAAGACTTGTTACAAAGAGGTCCACAAGCGGCTGGAGAGATAGCGGCTCTTAGTAGACTAACTAATGCTCAGTTAAGCAAATATCAAG